CAGGGAATACGACTTGGATTTGGAGTTGGCGTATGATTTATTGATAGCATCAATCACGAATCAGGTGCGAGAAGGTGTACGGGAAACGGAAATCATTGGTAACATTACGAAAGATTACAGCACCCAGGTACAGGATGTAATCAAAGAGATTGCAATTTCAAAATCAAGGGAAGAATTGGTGATGGCGGCGTGTCTGATCACGCATCGTGTCAACCGTGATTTTGAAACAGCAGACATCATGGAGGTGCATCCTGATATTATCAGCGCACTGGCGGAATTATACCGTGAAGAAGAAATGAAATCAATTACACGGTTACTGGGTAATTCCGAGGATGCTGCTGACAAGAAAGCTGATGAGGCAGTTAATATCGAGAAGATCGAAAAAAAGCGCAAGGTGACCCGAGCGAACTGATACCATTCCAGGAATATTACTGGACACTGAAGTATTCGTTTCCGGGCGACCCTGAGTTCAGCGTAAACAACTATTGGTTATTACCGTATGAGTACATCATAGGAGCCGTCAGGGCTGTAAATGAGATACGGTTCCAAAGGTTACATGAATACGAAAGGCCGTTTGCGATGTTAGCAGCACAGCAAGCGGAAATGAATCGCGATGCAAAGAAAAGGCGCAAACCGTTCGATTTGAATGATTTTTACTTATATGTAGACAGCAATACATCAGACATGCCAGATGGTATCTATGGTGCTGCGGCAAAACGGTTAATTGAACTGGGCAAATACCCGAGTTGGGCGTTGTTTGTGTACAACGACTTGAAAGTAAATGCAAAGAACTGTAAGGCACCAAGTGACGATGATCTAGTGCTGATGAATGACACAGCAGTCATACTAGCGCCCAAGGTTATCGATGGTACGTGTCACGGGATGTTGTTGGCGCTACGTGATGCGAGCAATCGTATCCTGGAGTTTTCTGATATCACGGGTGAAAACACTATGATACTGAGGATGCCATCCATCGAAGGCCAGGTCACGGCAAACGAGGACGCGCAACTCAGGATAATAGCCTAGTTAAGCTGCGTCTTTTTCTGGTGCCATTTGTGGTGACCAGTTACCATTAAGCCACTGTCCAATGCGCCATTCAGCGATTGGGCTGTAGAATGATTGCTGGCGGTACCACGTTTTCCAATCCTGGGAGGCCTTTGAGTGATTACAGGATACGCAAGCTGGTGTTATGTTATTGGTGCGATCTGGACCACCTCTGGATTTCGGCCTGATGTGATCTATTGTCAGACTCAGGTCGTCTATTGGCGGTTTGCCGCAATAAGCGCAACGATAGTTCCAGGCCCTTTTGATTGATTCTATCCATTGTTTGCGTGCCTCTTTGCGTGTTAAAGCAGACATGTTCGACAAATAATCAGATGGGTACTGGTACAATGGCAAATCAACGATGCCATTTAGCCGTCCATTCATTTGTGTTACTTGTCTGTGAAATACTTATCCGTTAATTGCAATACTGTATGGCAAGTGTCGATATAGCGGACCAAGTGAAGCTCTAGGTTAGCCATGGCTTGGTATTCGACTGTTGATATATGATTCCTAGCGATCAGTCGCCCGCAGGCCGATTACTGTTTATTTTTACCTGTTTTTCCTGTAATCTTTTTGCTAATTTTTCTCGTCTGAAATTTATCAATTGTGCCTGTTTTTCCAGCTCGGCGGACTGCTCTCGTGTTACTTCTACGACTTTAATAGAACCGTAATCTGTGACAATTGTGCCAACATCTAAATTGGTGCTATATTCTGCGGCGGCGGGGGAACTTAGTGGATCGGGGCAAGAAATTACCGGTTCCAGGTCAGCGGGAGTATCCATAAGTTAATAGCAACACAATAGTTAACCAATAATCCACTGCAGAACAGGAAACATAGAGCATCCCGATAGGTATATGCAGTGACGCAACAACTGGTAACATCACCAGAGGTGATATACGACACCTTGACTGGTGACAGTACTTTTATGAGCTATGTTGGGAGCTATGTGTTCACAAATAGCAACACAACTCTTGACTCCATCAGCATTTTAAGCCCCGGTCAGGACTTGCCACGTCTGAAATCAGTCAACGGCATGGAAGTAGTTATACATGACGTCGGTCCAATCAATCGAATTGATTACATAAGTGATGCATCGACCAGCCTGGTTACATGGAAGTGCTATTTAATAGCATGGGAAGGAGCAACTGGCGGCACACTGACAGCAGCAATGCGCCGCATGATTGAACTATTCAGTGGTGCGCGATCAATTGAAATTACGCCAGCCAGTATTGACGCAGTTGGATCGGAATTAAGAGCATTAACACAAATTTTGGTTACTATTCCTGAGAATTCTATTGTGATTCCACAATAGCACACCACTTAGTATTCCAAAATCAACAATTAACCACGTAATCGCCAGTAATCAAGCATATTTTGGAACTCTAGGGTAACGGGGTGGTACTGCCCCGGATTGTCCCTTCGCCCCGGATGATCTCCGGCAGGACCCTCTTGGCTAATTATAGTGCAGCTTTTGGGTACGATGTGTACATGGTACCCCTGGCCCTTTCCTCTGTTGACACGGCTTTCACCGGCGTTACTACCGGTATTGGCGCCAGCGGTGGTTTCATCGATCTTGGCACCAGCAATGCCAATGTCCTGGCAGCCAACAGTACCGTCGCTTATTCTGACGGTATCTTCACCGTTGAAGGCAGTGCATTCGCCATGGATGGCACTGATGAAATCGTGCGTCTGTATGGCCTGACCAATGCCAGCCTGGAGACTGATACGAACTCCGAGGATATCGTTACTTACGACTCTGAGACCAAAGGTTTCAACGTCAGTATCGCTACTTCCAAGACCTGGAGCGTTTCGCTATCTGGCGTGGCCGACTTCAAGGACGCTGGCTACCAGATCCTGCGTCTGACGGAACAGAATACGGTGGCAGACGGCCTGCGTGTGAAGTTCGTGCGTCGTGGCCCCACAGGCACCGAGGAGACGGTGTATGGCTATGGCACCCTCCAGGGTTACACGGAATCGATTGAAGCCGGTTCTATCGTGTCCTGGGAAGCAACCGTGCAGGGTTACGGCCCTTATCGCATCGACATCGATGCCAATGCGTGATATACAGGCCTGAGGTCAGTCTGTTTAATGGCCCTCCTAACGGGGGGCTTTTTATTGGTAAAATATCAGTTTATTTTGGCTTGATATCGGCACTATAAAACATAGGATTGTATAACTGCTGATGGCTGCCAACGATTCCATAGTCCTTGGCATAAAGACAGAGGATCGTGGTGCAGCGGCTGGGCTTATCCAGGCACTGGAAAAGGCGGGTCCAGAAGCGCGTGACGCATTACTTAATGCGCTTGGTGACAAAGCGGGAAAAAAGGCTAATCTTCAATTAGTAATCAAACCAGCCTTTGAGGGAGAGGACCTAGATAAGGTATTCAAGGGTTGGAATTATTCCCTTCAGGAAACTGGTTCATTACAAGACGAGCTAGCGAAGAAAGCGGAGCGCCTTCAAGGCGTAGAGAAGGGCAGCCTGACAAACCTCAGGGCGCTGGTAAACACATACAAACAGCAGCGAGACGCCCTATCGCCAACGTTAACTGCCACTGACAGCCTTGGCCGAAGGGTAAACATTGTAAACCAAGAGTGGGCGAATGCGAATGCCAAAGTAGAAAAATTCAGCCGCTTACTGAACATAGCTGGAGCGTCTAATTTCTGGGATCGCATTAAAGCGGAACTGAACCTGGGCCCACTACTGGCGGCCGGGCGTGCGGTAAGCGACCTGGTCAATACGTTCCAAAGTTTGTCTATTATATTTGGACAAGTACAGGGCGTATTTAATACTTTTATTGATTCCCTGGGCAGAGTACAGCAAGTTGACCTGCTGTTCAAAAGTATTGGCCAAGGACCAGCGGATGTTGCCACTGTTTTCAGCGATTCAACCAGGATTGCTCTGACATATGGCACCAGTCTTAATGTAATCCGAGAGGGCTTCGCCCAGTTAACGCCAGCCGTTGTTGCCGCCGGCGGCAATATCAACGATGTGTCTGGCATTGTGGCTGCTTTGTCAAGCAGATTTGCTGTTTTTGGACTTAGCGCTGACAAAACACAGCGCATAATGAATGGCGTCATCCAGGCCTTTGGTAAAGGCAAGCTGATGGCTGAAGAATTAAACCAGCAAATAGCAGAAGCCGACCCTGCGTTTCGCATTGACCTGGTAAATGCCTTAAACAAGCTAGATCCTAAGCTGAAATTAACCACAGCCGGCTTAGGCGAAATGGTGAAGAATGGGGAATTAACAAACGATGTGCTGCTCAAGGTGCTGCCTGCGATGGG